CTTGGATCCGACGAGAAGTTCGGCCTATCCCTTTCAGTTGCTATTAACACTCGTATCTTCGGTACGTCCAGATACGGTATTAACAGCTGCTCTTTCGATTTCATCCCCGTTCGACACGTGTTCGCACGTGAGACGGGGATGTGAAACCACTCTTCGCAGTAGGTTCCCCAGTCTTCAGTTAAAGCACTGTCGAGTGGGGACTCCACATATCCCAGCATGGCGGAACATTCAGCAAAGCGTACTGCGTACTCTTTGCTGTCTGTCACGCCAAAAACGTCGTCACCATTCCCTTCCTCGTACGCTTTCGCGGACGAGGCGATCCTCGCATAGAGGTCGCACACCGGGTGTGCTAGGGAAAGGTTCGTTTTTGTAAGTGGATCGCCCATTGGAACCCCGTTAACAAGGGTTCCGACGAACTTTCCAGACATATACAATTCCTTTGGTCCCAACCAATACTCTCTTATCGAGGAGAGTAGGTCGGGGTCAAAGCCCATTTTATGTAAGAGCTGTCCTGTCAACGCCCACGCCGTCTCCGGCGTGGGTATGTCAGTCGCTCGTTCCCAGTCAGTGGAGTAGGCATAGATTGGACCTTCGTCGAAGATCCAGCCCATGTTGTTGTCCACGTTATCTCTGAAAGAGTGCCTTATCTTCTCTATGAACCGCCAACCAAGGCGTCCCGCCTTGAGTCCGGATCTTAGATGGGGTAAGGTCTTTATTACGTTAAGACTGATGTGGCTAAACGGTTGTAAAGCCGCATCCTTCCAAAAACTTCCTGACGTGACTATCCTCGCTTTTCCGTTTTCACGGATCGCGGCGACATTCACTTTCATTACATCCTTGTCGCCCGAGTTGATCTTTTCGATCGCCTCGCGCCACACGAAGTTGCCAATTGTACCTGGGATCCCATCCCGTAAGGGAGGGACCACGATCTCCGCGTCGCGGAGAATCGTTTTCAGGTATCCAAATTTTCCTTCATGCTTCCGGGTCGACTCGCGGCAAGCCGCGGTCGACATAGAGGTCTTGAATTCGTGATTGGGTCCATAGTTCAACTCGCCAGCCAGTTGGCTAGTGACTTGATCCATGCACCACACTAGTAAATCGTCTGGGTCAAAAATTCTTGGAACCGTTACCGTTTCCAAGAAGGACTGAACCGACTCTTCAATTTGGCGTAATCCTGCCAACCCGGTTGCCCGGGTTTGGCAGAACACCGCCGTC